GCACAGAGCATGAGCAAAGACGAATTCATGAGCAAGGCAGATGAACTAGGATTAAGCCAAGAAGAAGCCGCGGAACACTACGAGAAGATGCAGGGTGGTGCACACGCAGGCAAGTTTGAAGGTAATATGTTTGCACAGGCTGTACAGAAAGCCAAAGCGGCTGGTATGAAAGCAGGCGACAAGTTTAAAGTAGGCGACAAAGAATACACTTTACAGGATGCCATCGAACTAGCAGGTATGCAATTAGAAGACTTCTTCTCAGAAGAAGAGACTGCATACGACAATCAAATAGATAGAATCAAAAACCTAGCATTTTACCAATAATAGTAGTAGACATTAGATAAATATAGTTGTATATTACGTACTATATGTCTAATATACATTTAGGCACAAACAAACATAGGCACAATAAAGGAGGCTTACATTATGGCATCATTGGCTGAAATAAGAGCGAAGTTAAAATCTCAAGAAGTGAATCGCTCCACTTCAACAGGCGGAGACAACGCCATCTACCCACACTGGAATATAGCAGAAGGCTCAGAAGCAGTTGTTAGGTTCTTGCCAGATAAGGACACAAACAATACTTTTTTCTGGACTGAAAGAAACATGATCAAACTACCTTTCGCAGGTATCAAAGGTCAAACTGATTCTAGACCAGTGCAAGTACAAGTACCTTGTATGGAGATGTATGGCAAGACTTGCCCAGTACTAACAGAAGTTAGACCATGGTTCAAAGACAAGAGCATGGAAGACATGGGTAGAAAATATTGGAAAAAGAAAAGTTATATTTTCCAAGGTTTTGTAACAACAAATCCATTAGCAGAGGACACAACACCTGAGAATCCAATCAGAAGATTTATTATTGGACCTCAGATCTTTAACATCATTAGAAGTGCATTGATGGATCCAGAGATGGAAGAAATGCCAACTGATTATGTAAAAGGTGTTGACTTTAGAATTAACAAAACTACCAAAGGTGGTTATGCTGATTACTCAACATCAAAATGGTCAAGAAGAGAAAGAGCTCTTGAAGAAACTGAAAGGGCGGCGATAGAGAAGCATGGCTTACATAATTTAGGTGATTTTAGACCTAAAGAACCAACAGAGGCAGAAGTGAAAATAATCAAAGAATTATTTGAGAAATCTGTTGAAGGTGAAGCATATGATCTAGAGCAGTATGGACAGTACTTTAGACCTGCAGGAATGGCTTACCAAAGTAAACCACAAGTGGCAGTGCCAACAGCATCGGCACCGGCTACTCCAACTGCGGCTCCGGTAACTGAATCTGCACCAGCACCCCAACCTGAAGCGGCACCGGTAACCACGGCACCAGCAGGTGACAGTGCCAAGAGAGCAGAAGACATCTTGAAGTTGATTAGATCAAGACAGGCAAAATAATCTGACATTTACCAAGGCCTTGATATTGACTATTAAGGCCTTGTGTAGTAATATAATAACATGAAAAAGAAAATACAAAAGGCTGTCGAATGGATATTGTACAAACAAATACCCGCATGGGTGTTAATTGTTGCGGTTATCCTTTGGATAGTATTATAGGAAAACAAAATGACAAAAGTGTTTGACGCAACAAAATTTAGAAAAAGCATTACGAAATCAATTCAAGGACTTGGTATAGGATTCAGTGATCCAACTGATTGGATATCAACAGGAAACTATGCATTGAACTATTTGATGACTAGTGATTTCAACAAAGGAATTCCCCTAGGCAAAGTGACAGTACTTGCCGGTGAGTCTGGTGCAGGTAAATCTTACATAGCATCAGGCAACATTATTAAAAATGCACAGGATCAAGGTATATTTGTAATACTAATTGATACTGAAAACGCATTAGACGAGCAGTGGCTACAAGCATTGAAAGTGGACACATCAGAGGACAAACTTTTAAAATTAAGCATGTCAATGGTCGACGATGTAGCAAAAACTGTTTCGGAGTTCATGAAAGGTTACAAAGAGCAACACGCAGACAACAAAGAAGGTGCACCTAAGGTGCTATTCGTTATTGACAGTCTAGGCATGATGCTTACACCAACAGATGTAAATCAGTTTGAAGCAGGTGACATGAAAGGTGACCTAGGTAGGAAACCTAAGGCCTTAACTGCACTTGTAAGGAACTGTGTTAATATGTTTGGTAGTTGGAACGTAGGACTTATTGCAACCAACCACACATACGCATCGCAAGATATGTTTGATCCAGATGACAAGATATCAGGTGGACAAGGATTTATCTATGCATCAAGTATTGTTGTTGCAATGAAGAAACTAAAACTAAAAGAAGACGAAAAAGGCAACAAAGTAAGTGATGTGAGGGGTATCAGAGCCGCTTGTAAAGTTATGAAAACAAGATATGCTAAACCTTTCGAGGGCGTACAAGTCAAGATTCCATATGACACAGGCATGGATCCGTATAGCGGACTTGTGGACTTGTTTGAGAAAAAAGGTCTGCTTGTACAACAGGGTAACAGACTCAAATACATAGATTCTAAAGGCAAGGAACACATAGAGTTCAGAAAAGCATGGGTAGGTGATAAATTAGATATGATAATGGCAGAGTTCAAAGACACAGCACCCACAGAAGAAATAGAAGAGGACGTTAAAGAATAATGATAGACTTTACACATGAAGACATAGAACGTCTATGGAACTCTATAGTTCACTATGTACCAGAAAGATCTAAACTTGATGCGGCCATCGACTTTATTAAAAGTTTAGAAGACATTGGTGTTGAACATGACGAAATAAAAGCGTCGGCCGAATACGATCCTAAGTTAGAAGAAGCAATTAACACTGTGTTCGAGGACGAAGAAGAGTCAGACGGATACGGCGAAGATGATTAATTGGTATAACGAAGTCAGCAGAAGTTTAGACAAGATTCCTAATTGTGTAGCGTTCTTTGAAAAAGAATTACAAGAAGCAAAGAAACAGTGTAAAATTTATGGCAATCTAGAGAGGGCAAGTGCGGCATTGCCTGGCATAGTTGAAGAGAGATTTGGTCAACTGCAACAATTAGAAGCAATACTAGAATACCTAAACATAGAACTTAGAAGACTAAGGTCCAAAACATTCAAAAAATTTTTAGAAAACTATAACAGGGCTCTTTCAAGCAGAGACGCAGAGAAATATGTAGACGGAGAAGACGACGTAGTTGACTTAACAAAAATTGTAAATGATTTTGCACTAATAAGAAATCAATACTTGGGTATCACCAAAGGCCTGGACCAGAAACAATGGCAAATTACAAACATTGTCAAACTGCGTGTAGCGGGAATGGAAGATGCCGATATCAAATAACAGAATCATCCTCACAGATGTTGATGGAGTTTTGTTGGAATGGGAACACCATTTCACAAAATGGATGTTACAGAGAACACTTTTTGATGAGCGAGGGGCGAGATATCATCCATATAGATTACTACCCAACAAACAGAACACATACGAAATGGCGGAAAGATTTGGAATAACGGTTGACGAGATAAGAAAGCAAATTAGAGAATTTAATAGGAGTGCATGGATGGGAACACAACGGCCTATGCCAGATTCACAAACATGGGTAAAGTTATTGGCCGCTGAAGGTTGGACGTTCATTCCAATTACATCTCAAACTTCTGACAAGCCAGCACAGGAACTTAGAAAGCGTAGATTAGGTGAACTGTTTGGCGACCATGTGTTTGTAAATTATCATATATTAGGCACAGGAGCAGACAAAGATTCAGCGTTAGCGGAGTTTCACGGTACTGGACTATATTGGGTGGAGGACAAGCCTACCAACGCTTTAGCGGGGCTCAAATACGGTTTAAAGCCTATATTAATAGACCATCCATATAATCAAGATCTACAGCACCCTGAAATATTACGTGTAAGTAATTGGCAACAGATACACAAACTATTATCAGGAAGAGCATGAAGATTTACGTAGGCCACGATAGCAGAGAAGACATAGCATACCAAGTGTGTGAACACAGCATCAAGCGTAGAGATCCTTCAGCAGAGGTTATTCCCCTTAAACAAAAACAAATGAGAGATACTGGTTTGTACACAAGACCCGTGGATAAATTAGCATCGACAGAATTTACTTTTACAAGATTTTTCGTGCCATACATGAATGACTTCAAAGGTTGGGCGGTTTTTTGTGACTGTGATTTCCTCTGGAAGATACCATCGCATGAACTTGCAAAATACTGTGACAACTCAAAAGCAGTTGTTGTCGTGCAACACGACTACACGCCAAAGGAAACAACAAAAATGGATGGTCAGGTGCAGACAGTATATCCAAGGAAAAATTGGTCAAGTATGGTTTTATGGAACTGTGAACATCCAAAAAATAAAATCCTCACACCTGATTTACTAAACGAAGAATCTCCAAAATTTTTACATAGATTTAGTTGGCTAGATGACAACGAGATTGGATCACTTCCGTTAGAATATAACTGGCTTGTTGGTTGGTATAAGCAACCCCAAGATGGCACACCAAAAATACTACACTACACAGAAGGTGGTCCGTGGTTTGACGGATACCGAGACTGTGAATACGCAGACGATTGGAAGAAAGAGTTAATAAATCTCTTTAGTTCTTGATGTATTGGAACAAATTAATAAAGAATCACTATTTTGACACGCCGGTTGCACACATATACACTGCAAACCTGTTTGACGTCAAAAAGTATGATATCTTGTATGAAAACCAAAACAACCTAACGCACCAAGAATGGAAAAACTTTAAAGACGAATTTCAAATAAATTTTGAATTCAGAGAAAAACTACAGGACGTAGATTTTGGAAAAGATATAATTTGCTTATGGTTTTTCAAAGAAAGAGCAGACAGCACCATTTCCTACATCTCTGTAAATGGTAAACAACTAAAATATGCCCCTAACACTTTTTTCATAACTAAATCTAAAGATATTAAATTTGTTAAAACAAAAAGGACATACATTAGGAATCCAATGTTTCAGATAGAAATGACTACGGAAAAATTTGATGAAATTTGTGAGAGGTTGAAATGACACAGGGCAAAAGATTTTTAGATCAATGTGTTAATTCACCAGTGCAAACTGATCCGTGGCCACATCAAATTATACAACAGACATTTGACGAATCTGTTTTTAAAAAATTAAGGCAACAATGTCAAGATAATCTAATGGATGTGACCGGAGAACTTATTCAGATATTTCCTGATCAATTTAAAGACCATGGCATAGAGTTTTATGATGAAACTGTTGATATATGTCAAAATCTTTACGACAACATCCAACAGATACAGGGCGTGTATCCAAATTATAGACAATATTCAAACCTTGGTATTAATGCACACATCAGTGTTACTCCTCCATTGCCATACAAATTTCATATACATCAAGAAGGTCTTGAAAAAACTTGGAGTTCGGTAACATATATAACACCACAAGACAATGTTGGAACTAAAATGTACAATGCTAAGACCGAAGATAGTTTTGTTAAAGAAGCAAAATGGGAACCAAACTCAAGTTTTATATTTTGTGGACAACAAGGTAAAACTTGGCATTCATATGAAAGCAATCAAAATACCAATAGAATAACTTTTAATTTATTTGTAATGAAGCACAGATCTAAGAAGTGCTTTTTTCCTTTATAAACTTTGCAAGTCTATCCACGTCTGTATACAAGTGCGTACCTCGGACTCTCTCCCAAACATAATTGTCTCTTAGATTGATGTTGAGGTTAGACCTTATTTGTTTACCTGCATTGTCGTTAGTGATTTTCTTAACTTTGAATTCTACTGTTGGCAAGTAAAGGCATCTATTGATTTTCCTTGCAACTTTTTGTGTATAGGAATCTACGTACCAGTGCCAAAAAAAAACCGGTGCGAGATAACCTAATGTGTTTGTCCAATTTTTATGCACTGCAAAGTGTGCCGCTCCCAACGGCTCATCACCCCATAACCTTGTTTTATCACCCAGCCTTTCCGCATTCTTTTTCCGACCATCCGAGGGAACAACCATTAAGATTTTATCATCAAACTTATCTATTTCGTCTATGATCAGTTGATCCCAATTCTTTGTGTTGACTTGAACATCGTCGCCCATTAACATCACAACATCATTAGATGCCTTCTCGCACATCAAATTCCAACTAAAACATGTGGACTGATTTGGGCCTATTGTGTAATGTTGCTCATCAAGTAGGTCTCTGTACTGTTCAAGTTTCTCATCATCGTCATTGAGATAAAATAAAAATTCTGTGTCGTGTTTTTGTGTTGCAGTGGCAGTATCAACTAATCTTTTTGCTAGTTCGGGTCTGCCTCTTGATGGACAACAGAAAGAAATCATATCAATTTCTTCTTCCAAGTATCTGGTGTTTGGTCATTTATAATTTCTAAAGGTAGGTGGTATTGGAATTTTTTTGTGCCTCTTGTTCTTATGTATTCTGCTGTCTTCTTAACTGACTGTCGCATATTGGTTGCTGTGTTATAACCTAGTAAATCTCTTGCTTTGTCTGATGAACACACTGCTAGTTTGACCTCTTTGGGTCTGTCTTTGTGATGTATAGGATCAAGATTGACTCCTGTTTCGTTTGCACAGGCCTCGGCCAACTCATTGATTGTTATAGGTTCTTCGTCTGGGCCAATGTTAATTACTTCCCCGACTACATTGTCTTGGAACGCAAGTGCATTCAAACAATATAAACAATCATCTATGTAACTAAAACATCTTTGTTGCTCTCCGTCTCCGTATATGATTGGTTGCTTACCTTGTAACATTCTGTTCAACATGATAGACATAACGTTTCTAAAAGGATCATCATACTTTTGTCTTGGTCCAACAATGTTGTGTGGGACAGCGATTACATACTCAACTCCGTGCGTTTCACATAAATTTTTAAGCACATCTTCCCCGGCCTTCTTGGCAATACCGTATGGATCTTGGGGACGGCACTCGTAAGTTTCTTTGTATGGCATCTCATCATGATGTCCATATCTCGCCATACTTGAACAATACACAATACGTTTAACTTTATTTCTTATTGCCGCTGTGATAGTGGTCACTGATGCTTCAAATATATTTCTTGTAACAAGCACAGGAGAGAATACACTCAATCCTTCATAGGCCGTAGCCGCTGTGTGATACACGATGTCACATCCTTCCATTGCCTTAGTCAAGTTTTCTAAATCACAACAGTCAACTTGATGGAACTCAACATCTTGAGGCACATTATCCGTGTAACCACCTATCATGTTGTCGTTCCCGGCCACAGTGTGACCTTGCGATAACATTAAATCTGCTAAATGACTACCCAGGAAGCCGGCAACTCCGGTAATGAAAATTTTCATAATTTTATTTAAGATCCTTGTAATGTTCGCTTAAAAAATCAATGTCATCTCTGTACAAGTGTTTGATTCTTTCGATTTGTTTTTGATCAAAATATTCGTGACCTGTTACTTTTCTACCTCTTCTTAGATGATTTTTATTGGCGTACCCTCTGTTGAATAATGGAAAATCCTGTTGAACTATTTTATTGTTTGAGAGTACATCTTCAAACTTGTAGATATGGTCAAATTTAGCATTTTGTTCTTCTAGCCAATATACCTGTGGCAAATAATTAGATCTGTGGTTGCCGCCTTCAAACTCATCAAGCATGTCATCTATGCTTTTCCAACCATGTTTTTTTGCAGTGTCCTTAACCTCACTGAACCACACCCAACTGCTGAGTGCTCTATCCACTGGGTGCCTAACCATTGTAATAATCTTATGACCCCTGTGATCGTATTCTATCTTTTCTAGTTTCTCTAGTATTCCTGACAGTCTTCCATGCTTACCACATTGAACACTTTTGTTATTA